CGTATCTTCTTGCAGCCACGACGAAATGCCCTGATCGCCAACGCCTTGGCTATATAATGTGCTGATTGGCGATGCGTCAGGGAACAAACGCTCATATTCTGACTTTAGTATATCTTCGGTGATGAAGCACCATTCGGCATCTGAGCCGCATGGGTCTTGAATGGTGGGGTCCATGTAAACGCTAAATGCGTTACGGACACGGCCAATCTTGATGTCTTGGTCAAACGTATCGTCGTTGCAGTACTCAGTCAGCAGGCGGATGTAACCTTCGCCGTAAGTGACTTGGTTGTCGCAGGCTGTGTCATACGCAACGTCGGCATCTGACATATACTCAATGTGGCGCACCACACCGTTGAAAATCTCAGCGACCTGTACGTCAGCGTTGTCATCAGCAGGGATGACCTTACCGTTTGGCCGGTTCTGACGCTGTTCGTTCGTTACCTGACGGACGTGCTGTGGTAGCTTGTTGATTGTCAGGCATGGACGTGCGTTGATAGCCTGTCCTTGCACGCTTCCGCGTGTTGACAATACGTCAGCAGGCCACTGCCACTGATTGTCAGGGCTGCCGGCCATAAAGCGTAGATCGTCTAGTTCGTCCTCACGGCTGTCTGAATACGCAGCCTGCGCCATCGTAAGACGGCTACGCATGGTAGCCATCTTATCGTGATCGTCGCGCGTTGTCTTAGGCGCGTTCGATCCTACGTTGGCGACTTTGCCTGCCGCTTCAATGCCTGTGGGGTCGGCCATAGCTTATTTCTTGCCTTTGCTGGCGGCGCGCTTCACGCTGTAGGCGATAGCGACGGCTTGTTTCACAGGTTTACCCGCATTTACTTCCGCTTTGATGTTTTTGCGGAACGCAGCTTTGCTGGGTGACTTACTAAGGGGCATGATTAACGCTTTTTGCCCATTGGCGATGACTTCATGTTTGTAGTCATGCTGATAACTTTTTGCATCTTTGGTGCGGTAGGTTTGGGTGGCATCTTAACTGCGCGTCCGCCCGCTGGGCTTGTTGTGCCTTCGCGCGACAAAACCTTCTCGGCAGCAGCCTTGCGGGCTGGGTCGCGGTTAGCAATGGCAGCCTTCTCAGAAGCTACAGTGCCGGTTTTGTACAACGCACGCGTATATTTATTGGCTGGCATTTACTTACCCTTCTTAGTTGGCTTGGCCGTCTTGGCGCTTTCTTTGAAATCTTTTGCTGTAGGGGCACCCTTGGCACCGGGCTTACGCATTTTCTCGCCAGAGCCGGCAGCTATGCGGGCTTTTTTTGCATGGATTGCAGCGTATAAACCTTTAGCTTTTGTCATTTGTAGCTTCCTACAGAAAGATTAAGTTTTTCGTCGCCAAGAAACTGTGCAACGTCGGCACAAAGTGCGTAAAAATCATCCAATTTAAAATCAGATTTCATGCGGTTAATTGCTTGGCATACCAGAATTGTGTTGGAAAGGGTATACCCTACGTTGCTGTCAATTCGCTCAATAGAAACGGTATTGAGTTTACCGGTTTCAAGCGTCATAAGACGCCCACTATATGCGCAAAAATTCTTTTGTGTGTTCCAGCAATCAACAATATCGCTAACCGTCAACGAAAATGCTTGCTGGCGTTTAGCCGCAGATTTTTTTGCGTTCTGCAAAAACACTTTTGCGCGGCCTTCAATGGTAGAATTTAATTTGGCCCGCGAACGTTTGTTTGCTTCAGTGCAGCAGTCTTTGCACCAGCTATGTAGGCCGTCCGGCGTCAAGCTATGCTTAAAAAAATCTGTAGTTGATTTTGTCTGTTTGCAGCAGAAACACGTTTTCATGGGCATTTCCACCTTTTCAAACTAGCTTTGGCGCGTTCGCCGTCTTTAGCCTTAGCAGCTACTGCACCCATACGCGCGCAAAATGACGCTTTGCGTCCCGCATCTGCTTTTGTCTTCGGGCTGGGCGCAGGCGCCTTTAAGTTACTACCTGTTGCAGCATTATACTTGGCTCTGCCAGCGGCTGTCAGGCCCGCGCCCTTTGACACAGGCAGTTTCTCGCCTCTGCCAACGGATAGCGACACTGATTTCTTCTTGTCAGCCATTAACTGCCCATCCACGATGTAGATATTCCTGCGGGAGAATAGCTTCTTGTGCGATGCTTGTCAACGCGTGTCAGACGCGGATCAGTAGATGCTACAGGAAATGCGAACGTGACCGCTATGGCGTCCGCTGCGTCTGGCGAGGCCAGCCCGCGCGACTTCATATCTTTCTTGCTTTCAAGGAACAGTGTCCCCCGGCTGTCAGGCTTAGTCCGCGGGCTGATGAGGTCTGTCTTCAGGAACCTGTCCGACGGTATGTGGCCCGTCCTGAGCCAATCCCGCATGGCACCCCACATCTCTGCGCGCTTGTTGCCCCACATCGTTTGGTTCTTAGCCTTGTTGCCAAAGTTCACGCCGCGTATCTTGTACCGCTGCTCCTTCAGCCTGTCTACGACGCCTGCGCCTAGCCCGCCTTCGTCGATGCAGACCAGCGCCGGCTGGAACTGCTCTATGGCGTCGATGACATGGCCTGCCACTTCCATAGTGTCCGCACCGCGGTGTCTCCGCAACTCTAGGATGTCACGGCCCTGCCGTATGGCGATGACGGTGGCGTCAGCCCCGAACCGTGCAGGGTCCACACCTATGACGATGGGCGCGCTGGTGTCCTTAGCAGGCGCACGCTTCATGGCGTCATCGACTAAGTTGCTGCCGATGAACTGATCGTCACCTTCTGACGGGAATGCGCCGTACACTTCGACACTGGCTTGGTAGCTGTCTGGCCCGTACTCGTCGATAATGCGCTGGTACAGGTTCTTGTCTGTACCCTCGACATCGCGGGCGTCGATAACGCGCGTTGACCAGAACGCCCGCTTGCTGTGGAACGTTTCGTAGAAATAACCTGTGTTGCGCCGCGGGTTGGAGAAGGCCAGATGGAACCGATGTGGAGTATTCTCTGTAAAGAAACCATCCGATACGGACCAGATGCTGTCGGGTATACCGCTGGCTTCGTCAAATATCAACATCACACCGTCGAAGTTGTGGACACCCGCGTATGCGTCAGGGTTCTCTTCGGACCACAGCCGACCTTCGACTGACCAGTAGCGCGTACCTTTTTTTAGGTCGCGCTCGACCAGTTCCGTTAGCCACTTGGCTGGCATGATGCGTGTGGCGGCTATCTCAAACCAGTGACTGTTCAGCGACATCGCCAGCCACTTGGTAATTTCTGCCCATGTTACTGAGCGCAACTGCGCCTCGGAGTTTGCCGACACGATGGTAGTGCTACCGATCCTTGATGACAGCATCCATATCGTCAGCCATGACACTAAGGCAGACTTGCCGATACCGCGGCCTGATGCAATCGCCAGCCGTGCGGTTGAGAAGTCTACCTTACCGTTGTTCTCTTTGATGTGGTCACGTAGGTCTGACAGTATCTGACGTTGCCATTTACGCGGTCCGGGAAAGTGTTCCAGCGGCGTGCCTGCTTGGCCCCACGGGAATGTGTACAGTACGAACGCTAGCGGGTCATCTTTTAGACTTGGTGACCACAGCCTCGCCATCAACTCCATCTCGTCTTGGGCTGAATATATCGGTGCTTGCATTGCTGGTGTCCTCTAGGCGGGGCAGTTCTGTGTACAGCCCTTCGATGACGCGCGTCTGTGCTTTTTCCAGCGCGCCTGTGATGCTTATCTGTTGGTCGATGTTTACGTCGATCTGCTGCTTGGCTACCCAGCCATGGTTGTGCTTCAGTATGTCGAGTGCTGCCTTAGCGTCGCCATCGCGTGCCGCTTCGTACATCGTCTTGGCCGCGGTCATCTCGCCATCAGCGCGTCCCTTGATCTCAGCCATCTCCACCAGCGGGTCAGCGTCCGCCAATACGCGGAACTGCCGCGGGGTCATGCCAGCAGCCATAGCTAGGCTGTCACCTTTAAGACCGTAGCGCGCAGCTTCATAGATAGACTCCAGCCGCGACTCGGTGGCTTGCATCCGCTCTGGTGTAAATGGCAGTGAGTAGAAAGTCATTGGGTGTACTATAGTGTGTTGCATTCTATTATGCAAAAAAATAAAAATTGTTTGCGATCCCTGTCACAGTCAACGGCCCGACCGCCGGCCCTACCCCCTCCCCTTGGAAATTTGTCGGAATTTGCTTTTACCTGCCAGCAGCTAGCAGCGCAGCTTTGCGCTCTCCACCATACGATTAGCGTTCTTGTTCTGTTCCTGCTGGAATTAGGAATGGCCTTTCCCTTTACGTCAACGTCAAGATTAGAAAAAACACATTGCTAGCTAGCTGCGTAGCTACGCAACATTATCCATTGGGTAGGTCATTTAGGCTATGCAATCGACGGTCGATTACGCGCGCAAATGAGGCGGCCCTCAAACTGTATTAGTACCACAGGTAGGTCATTATTTTCAAAACACCTACTCTCCCGTAAAAAGCATACTACGTACCATATAGGTTATATATTTTATTATTCAGACATTTCACAGAAACTATGACTATTTAGCCTACCAAACCCCAAGATGCGCTGTTTTGCGCCATTTTTCGGTAGGTCATTTGCCTTGTCAGAATAGCCTAACTTTTGACTATTTTGCCGAACTTGATCATAAAGTTATCCACAGGTTTATTTTCGTCAAAAAGGTAGGTCATAAAATAGTCAAAAGGTAGGTCATTTGTTAGGTCATTTAGGCTATGGAACAAAAACAGAACAATACTAGAACGTTTTAAGACTCGACCTCTTTCCATACTGAGGTACCCTCAAACTATTATTGCTCTGTACGGGCCTTAAAATCGGTTTTAGAGGGTAGTGCAGAAATGCCACACAATTTAGTGCAAAACCAATAAATCGACATTAGAGGGTAAAATATCGTTTGGTGTATGCCCTCAAACTATGCCATTAAGAGGGTAGTTAAACAGCAACGGAGTGAGTGACATGACACAAACAACAGAAGGTTATTACGAAGTATCCGCCGAATGGCTTAAGGCCACAGGCAACGGCACTGGCGAGAGCGCGCAGGTATTCCCTGTTGTCCATTCGTGCATGGCAGGTCATCTGCCGATGGTGACAGTGCGCCTCGACGATGGGCGCGAGTGGGCTTTGGTAGCATCATGGCGTGGACGTTATGTCGGCAAGCCAGAGGAGCCAGAAGCGCCAGCCGCCGAACCAATGGTGAGCAAAGAAGATGCTGTCGAGATAGCGCACACCTTTAGCTGGTATATGCGCGATGTCGCAGCCGGCGATAACAATGGCATCTACATCTACGGCGAATGGTTGCTGTCGATGCAAGAGCGCATGGGTGTCGAACTTATGAAGCCAGAGTATATCCGCAACAGCATCGCCCGCGCCAAAGAAGTCATAACTGTGGAGTTCGCAGCATGAAACGCACACGGATAAATGGCTATCGCGTCACCGATTACTGGGACAAGCCCTGCGCTATGCGCGGGCTTACCAGCTACCGCTATGCGGGCCGCTACGGCTGGATTATGATCGGCGCTGTCGATGATGCCGATGCAATCAAAGAAGCCGGGCGCAGCAGCAGCGACACAATCGACCCTGCCAAGCTACAACGCTGGAATGGCGAGCAATACGCATAACCAACCAAAAGGAGTGAGTGAGATGACTAAGTTTCAAACAGGCAAAACCTATTACACCCGAAGCGTTGCGGATTACGACACGATTGTGTGCGTCACAGTTGCAAAGCGCACTGACAAAACAATTGTAACCGCCACCGGCGACCGCCTTAAAATTAAAGTTTGGGACGATGTCGAGCAGGTCAAGCCTTGGGGTTCGTTCTCAATGGCGCCGATTGTAGGCGCTGACCGTTTACTGGAATCCGCAGCATGATCGCGCATATCGCCGCCCTAACCCTATTCGCTGGCGCTGGTGCGCTGGCGATATGGTCAATCATTCACACACTAAAAGGAAACTGAGCAATGACTAACGACCGAACATACCTACGGATGCTGTCAGACAGCGAATTAATCCAAGCCGCAAATGACAGCGGCAATGAACTAGCAATCGTAATGGCAGAACGCCTTAGCGAGATGTTGGATGTTGAAGATGATTTAGCGGCGGCAAAAGACGCAATCAAAGACATCGCGCGCCGCTGCGACATACTAACCGACGAATTAAACGCACTGGAGAATGACCAATGACACCTGAATATATGACAATCGCAGTGCTGTTAGCAGCACAAGCCGCAACGCTGGCAATCCTATGGGACACGCACCGGCAATATAACTGGTTTCGCAAAGCATGGGTGCGCGACACAAAGGAACTGCTGTATTGGAAGCGCCACGCTGTAATGCGCGACCCTAAATCGGGCAAATACGTCAAGCGGGATAGAAGCTAATGGATCACGCAGTAAAAAAGCGCATCAAGCATCTGTGCGGCTACATCACCGACAGAACCGCTGTTATGCAACACATCAACCGCGAATTTAACATAAACCTGACGTTGCGCGACTTAGACGCTGTGGCAAAGGCCAAAGAGCGCCCCACACGCACCAGCCTAGAGGCCATGATGCCCTCGCCGCTGATCGTGACGCACAAGCGCAAAGGGTATGACGATCTAGCCGTTGCGCTGTTCAAGTATCACGCAGCACGGTCATTTGGTGACGATCAAACCTATTGGCTGGCAAGATTAAACGACAAACGGGCGAAGCCCGACATAACAGTGGAACTATAATATGAGCAATCTCGACACCAAAGACCAAATGCGCGTGCTACGCACAGCGGCGAAAGCTATAAAAGAGCATGACCGCATCAAGGCAAAGCTGCGCCAGCAGGAAAATTATCTGTCGCTCGTTTGTCAGGACTACGGCAACACACATAAGCTGTGGGGCGTCCGACCTGAGCATCTGCGCCAAGCCTGTATTGCGCGGGGGTTGTTGGCATGAGCAGCCGCAACCTACCGCACCACCTTTACGTTCATGTTGACAGCGCATTTGTCCGCAAAGGCAAGCCGCGATACGAACCCGCCGTGTGGTTCGCCATACGATCAACGCCGAACCGCGCGTGGGGTTGCCACGTGATGCTAGAGTGCGGCGCAGTCTACCGCAACCTTCCACCCCATGCGTTAGCCTTTAGCGACAGCCCCGACCCGTTGTGGACACTACAGCAAGCGCAAGTGTGGGACTGCTACGGAACAGAATTTGATGTTATCAAATATGTATACTTGGCAGACCTAACGGCCCGCTATGACGGGACAGAAAACCGCGCGACCTGTCTGTTCACCGCTTGTCCAAGCGGCGATGGCTTCAGCGCAGCACCAGAGCAGAGTAAGGAATTTATGTTTATGAAAACTACAGGCGATAGGTTGTTGATCCGACCGACCAACATGGTCTTATTCGAGGAACGCAGTTTCACTGAAGACACCGGCTGGCCCACCGACATCATGACATCAACGAAAGTCTGGAATTGCGAATGAGCAGACCAATGTTTTACCCAATGGGAACGCTAGCCGTTGGCGATGTCGGCACTATGCCAGCCACCGACGAGGGCGCAGCCAAGCGCACCAGCCGCAACGTGTCGCAATACGGCATACGCAACGGCAAGTGCTTCATGTGCCGCACGATCAACGGCGTCACGTTCATTACTAGGTTAGGGTGACATATGACCGACCAAAACGGCTATATGAAACTGACACGCATCCCTGCGGTTCGTTCGTCTAAAGACCCCAACACCTTCACCAATCACCTGACCACCGCAAGCGGCGGGATAGGCGATAGAGTGACAGATGAAACCGCTACGCATTACATGATGCACCACTTTTGGATTGAGGAAAAGAAATGGCCAAAGAAATAAAATACCGCATCGACCCCAAGACAGGGCGACCATTGCATCTGCTTGGCGATCTTGCCGTTGTCCTGAACGATGACGGATCGACAGTGACCGAGCATTATGACGAAAACGGCAGACTTTACAGAACCAGTTACAAGTCTGTCCCATACCCTAAAGATTGGACACCAGAATGATCGATGATGATGACGCGCTGCCCGACCGATACACCGAGCGGGCCGAAGCTACCTTAGCCTATCGGCTGATGGAATATCTAGAGTCCCTTGGCGTGATAAACGCTGACCATGTGGCCTATCTACGCTGGCCCCCGATAGAACTGATCGAAGACGCTGAAGCAGCATTGAAGGATGAGACATGAACGACACACCGCTATTCTTTGTAGTCATAGGGCTGCTGGCGCTTACCGCATACCTAATGGCAACCGCGCCAAAGACTACCGCGCAAGAGCGCAAAGAGATGGAAGAGGATTGGTGGTCTTGATCGGCCCCGAATTATTGAAGGATGAGACATGACCGACGAAGAACATACATTTTTAGACAAACTGCGTTCCGCATGGCGGAAAGTTATCGACGGCGATGGCGGGCGCTGCCCATGCTGCGACAGGTGGGGCAAGATTTACGCCCGCACGCTAAACGAAACTATGGCTAGGTCTGTGG